ACTCGAATCTGAGACTTATCCAATTCCTTAGCTCGCCAGGGAGACACATTCGCATGGATGCCACTGGCAACCGATGTCGGAGGATTTGGAGTCCCGTCAGCGGTGGCACCCGCGTTTGGGTTCCAAATTGAAATCTTACAGTTGTAATGACTTGAACTGAGGTATCTAACCCCTGTCATCTTCTTAGGCAGCACGAGACACCCCACAGTGCTTGCAATTTGGATTTACTCCCCCACGCTTTGTGTGCCAACGAGTGTGCATGGCCTTGATTCCTGTTTCCTTCATTTTTAAGAGCACATCTTCTGACCGCTTCGTACCCTTAGCTCCCGATGGTTTACCCGAATGAGAAATGCTCATTTTTAAGCGGGTCTCTATGGGGAGCGGTCCCGTGGTTAACCCTTTGTTCCACGGAAGGTGCCCCATATGCCCGATGCTCATAGCCTTGCGTGATTCTTCGGAATGTTTCATCCCTTTGAATTGTGATGCCTTACCTAAGTTGGCGAGGCGCAAGGCTGTTCTATGCTCAAGGGACTTTGGCTTACCCGTGAGAGCAACTTTGATTCGCTCCCGATGAGTCGTGGTTTTTGGTTCACAGAACCCCGCCGTACCTTCTCCCCCATCCGTCAGGTTGCGGAGGATTCCTGTGCCGTTATCTTTACGACCAAAAAGTTCAATTAAAGCCATCTCAGACTCGAAAGCCTCGGCTTCGTTCAGCATCGGGAAAATGACAACCCGGTCCTTAATGGGGTGCGGAAGATGCCCGCCATTTCTCCGACCTCGAAACGCACGATTTCCCTTACCCTTCCCGACGTAGTAGGGAGAACCATCTTCACGGAGCCAGAGATAGGAGTAGAAGTTCATCTAGCGAGGAATCCTCATGCTGCGGAACGAACTCAGCATCCTGCAGAGCGTCATATGGACTTCGCTTGTCGGCTCCACACTGACAATGCTGCGGTTCTCCCAAAAGTGATTGGCGAGAAACAAAATTGCGAGTTGCAACCTTGCGGGAACCTGAGTTGGATCGTCATCGTCATATCCCGCCCAATAGGTGATCTGAATGCAATCCTGACGGCGATCTGTAAGAGGCCAGGTAGAACCAACATTCAAGCAAATCTTGTCCATCTGAACTGTGTAATTGCTTGGGTCAAACGTCTGCAAGACTCCGTTCTGGTCGTTGTACTGGATCGTAAGTGCATTTGCTACGGGACTCACAGATGGAACAATTACCGGACGGCGCACGAGTTCGATTGAGTCCATCTGAGGAAATCCGAACCACCACCAAGGCGTGATGTTGTATGCGTAGCTCAGTTGATAGTTCAAAAAGTTGCGAGGGTCTTGTTGGTTCGGGAAGAAATCAAACGTGAGCACAAGTTGCTCATTCAAGCAAGCTTGAGCCGCCAGCGTCTCGACTTCATCAGTCGCAGCCTCAATGAAGAGTCCTAGCAACTGATAGTCCTCAGACACAGGCGAGCTTTGAGGTACGTCAAAACGTCCAAAGGCAGCAAGCTGCTCAGGCGTAATGACTGGTGCTGCACGCTTTGTTAAGATACGTTGGTACACGATGCCTCCCTGTAATTCTTCCAACGAAGAGTCATCCAAGGCTTAGGAGCATAGGGACGTTTCTTCCCTTTGTTTGCTTCACCCATCTTCTTGGCAATTTCCACAAACTTCGGCTGACCATGGTGCCCATTCATTCTGGCGTGATTCAGACTTATCCTCCGACGAGTCTCTTCTGATACCAGATGACCCATCTTCTTTTCACGGATGCGTTGACGAGTCTCCATCGAGTGACCTAACAATCCGCTGGTCGCAACCTTCATAAGATTGAGAACCTCGCACCCGGCATCCACGAAGTGCTTCACCCAATAGGCTTCGCGCTCCGAGACAATGCCGCCGTCAATTCCTGACTCCAGAATCGCCCAGTCACACCAGAGCATTCCGTGTCCCTTCAAACGATCAATGATGTCCTTCGTGCGTCCGATGTAGACGCCCGGTGGAGCGAAGATGATGTAGATCGAGTGGATCATCCGAGTTACTTCCTCTTCTCAATCTCCAAACGCTTGCGGAGTAGTGGAATCTTGTAATCCGCCGGAGACTCAGCTTCATTTTTCTTCTCACTGACCTCAATGCCATGCTCCTTACACAGGCGAACGAGCTTGGCGTATGCTTCAGCCTTGTGCGACTCAGGAATAACTTTGTCCTGGTCAAAGCGAGCCAACGCATCACGCAGATGACTCTTTGTCTTTTCCTCTGTAGAGAAATGCCACGGCAAACTCCATGTATCGGTCTTGTCGGGATCTCCGACGTAAATGAAATCGCCAGCGGTAAGATGCTCGCCGTCAACTTCCTTTGTCTTTGCAAGGTTCTTCAATTCTTGAGGAACATTCTTGAACACAGACAGGTCAAAGGAATTCTTCACTCCCTGATTCTTGCTGATTGATGTTGCGAAACCGTTCTTCATTGCATCCTCTGGACTCATCCACGTTTCGTCGGCCATGAGCGCGAGAACTTTCTCTTTTGACAAACCAGTCTTGGCGACATAGATGTCTGCCGCAGAAGCTGTCACAGAGTCCAATATGTCGGCCATCTTGCGCATGTCGGCTGCAAATCCGGCGGTTATTGCGATGGCTTCGTGAACCATCATTTGAGTTCCCAGTTGCATGGTGATCGTGTCTCCTGCCATAGCGACTAGCGAGGCTGCAGAAGCGGCGAGACCAAGAACGTTGACGGATACAGGCTTCCCACACGCCTTCAGAAGGTTGTAGATCGCCACGCCTTCAAACAAATCGCCTCCTGGCGAATTGAGACTCACGTGGACGCCATTTAGGCTTTCAGCATTCTTGATGGCGTCGGAGACCATAGACGCAGTGATGCCTTCACCGAAGAAATCTTGTCCAATCACGTCATAGATTTCCAAATTTAGACATCCCTCTCCTGCTTGTGCTTTGAATGCGATTGGTGTCTTGTCCTTGTGTAATATGGCGATGCTCATTGCTATTCTCCCTGTGCTATCGCGATTAGCGCGGCACGTGCTTCCTCGTTGCTAAGATTTTTGCGGTTAGCGATGTACTCTTCAGCTTTTGTCACGCTCACGCTCATTACTTCGGCAATGAATTTGGCGTCAATTCCACCCTTGGCTTCCTTACGCATGATTCTCTCAGCGAGAGAATTCGCGATTACTTCCAGGCGAGCCTTGGTCTTAGTGGGCTTTGGCTTGACTGCTGCTGGTGGTGCAGTGTTTCCGTCCCCGCTACCCTCAGCATCAGGCTCCTGTTCTGGCGATTGCTTTGGTGGCTGTCCCCCAGTGGGAGCGGATTCTTCAGGTGGTTTCTGGCCCGGTATGAACCACTCATTTTCCTCGGGGTTGAACACACAGGAGTTAGCAGGAGCAATTAGGACATCTCCACCCTCAACTGTGTCGCGGTCTTCCAAAATTCGCGCCTCATTTGGTGTCATCTGCGTGGACTCGATCAAAGTCTTGTTGGTCTCAGCACGTTCTTTCGGCGAACCTCGAAGAATGATGTCCGCGCTGTGCTTGGCATAAAGTCTGCCGCGATCCGCTTTCTTGATGAGGTCGCGTGTTATCGACTGCTCAATCGCTGTCGTAAGTGGAAGTAGGCTGGTATTGAAATATTCGTCCAAGAATGCCGAGGAAGATGCGTATGTATTTTCCTTCTCACTGAGTCCCAACTTGACAAGCAAAGGAGCGCCGCCAAGCAAGCGAACAACTTCCTGCTCATTCCACTTTCGAGATTCCAAGAGTTGTGACTCTTGAGCGTTAAAGGTCATCTTCTGCCAAGTGCCACCACCAGGAAGGGCTGAAAACTTGCCGGCATTCTGTGACCCAGAGAAATTCTTTTTCAGATCGTCAACGACTTTCTGTGCTTGTTTCTCATCCACATCTGTTTCTGCAGGAAAAGAAATGAAGCCACCCATGCCCAGACCGTTAGCGAAGTTGCGACCGGCAGTTTCTTCCGCTGCCATCAAAACGCTCAGAGCTTCCTTCGCGAGAGCAATAACCGATGCCCCCACTACTCCGTTACCTTCGATATTTGTGTTCGTGACGTGCCACAAATCCGATGGCTTGAACTCTCTCACCTTGCCAAGACCATCTGTGTGTCGAAAAGTCAGCGTGGGTGGATTTGTGTCGTGATTCCAGTGTGGCGCCATGTTCCAAGCATCGAGCGGATTCAGGCCGATGATGTCACCCGCTTGGTCTGTGATTTTTTGACAGTAGCAGTTGCCCTGCATCACGAGTTGCGAAACGAGGAACCAACGAAGCTGATAGCTCGTCTGCCAGTCGTTGGGACAGTCTTTCAAAATTGGATACAGAGGATCTTCAATTGCCGGTTGGGTGCGCTGATGACCCTTTACCACCAAGGTCTCGCGCAGAATCAATGGCATTTTTGCAGTGTCATTGGCGAGCATTTTGACGCCGGAAAGGAATGCTGCGACGCGAGTTGCCGTAACTCTTGTAACTGGCTTGCCAGCGGCAGCCGGGAAACCCAAAAGTGCTTGCACTAAATCCGCGGAGGGCGATGCTAAGGTAGATGAGCCGTCCATCTTGATTTTTTCGGGACGAGGTATATTCAGAGATATAAATTCCATGATGCCTTCAGTCGTCTGTGGACGATGTACGTGTGGCGTAGATACACGGATACCAATGGGTACTCACATAAGGGTTGAGTAGCTCAATTAAGTTGAGTTTAGGCAGCCTTCTTTTCTTTGAGAGGGTCGTAACCGTACAGGATTCGCTGACAGTTGATTCTCAGCCCTCTATCCATGCCTAAACCCAAGTCGTGGAGTCGTTTTTCCCAATAAAACTGTTCATCCGTCTCATTGTTTTTGGGAACGGGCGACCTGCCACGTGGCACGCTTCGGTCTATGCCTGCCTGTCGCAAGATGCGAGAGACAGAACGTTGCGAGATGCCCAACACCTGCCCGATTTCAATTTCGAGTAATTCTGGGTGCTTTTTTGCGTATTCCAGCACCTTTTCGTGGCAAATCGTGCGTTTTCTGCCTCTTTTCATTATTCACTTGTCACGACAAAGAAGGGCTTCTTGGGCTTAACAATGTTGTCGGGAGAACTAGCGCAAGCCAGTGCCATAATGAGAGAAACGGCTCCGTCAATCTTTTCTCTGGGCTTATCCCTGTTGGGTCTCACGAATCCAGTACCCTTCTGCGTGCTCCATCTCAGATTTGCCATCTGCCATCGCATCACGGGATTGCGGTCGTGGCTAAATTCGAGGCGCAAAATCTTGCGCATGAGTTCGTTGCACGGACTGTTCATCTGGAGGAACCATTGCTTGAACGAGACGAATTTAGCGTGTAGCTTTGCGTCAGTCTCGCCGACCATACGAAAGAGTTCATCCGAATACGCCGGGTCGAAATAACCTTCCTTCAAGTCGAAGAGCTTGCTTATCTCGATGAGCGTGTCGCTGATGAATCTGACATCCGTTGTGTTACCCGGAGTCAGGGTGATGAAGCCGTCGCGAGACCAGACATCGTAGGGAACGCGGTCTCTTTTCACACGGTCAGCGACGTTGTCAGCGGGACACCAGAACCATTCCAGGATTCGCCACTTTTCACCCACTTTCAGTGGTGGGAAAACCAAAACAAGAGCACTTGTGTCTATTTTTGGTGCCAAGTCCACACCTGCAAAGCATGGGCGTCCTTTTAGTTCTTCAATAGACTCTTTGCGGAGACGCTTTGGGTCAGGATAAGTGTCTGGATCTCCGCGACCACAGGCATCCCAAGCGCCAGGTTCAAGTGCAGGTTCCGCGGATTCTGATGACCATTTATTAAGGCAATAACGGAGAAATTCCCCTCGCAAGGTGGGCTGCCCCTCAGTCTTTTCAAACTCTTTTCGGATAGTGTCTAGGTCGAAAAGGTAGCCTTTAGAAGTGTCACCCATCGAAGGATTACTCTTGACCCAGTTCTTTTCATCCCGCCAGTCGTCCTTATCGTCCATGCAAAAAATAAAAGGAGCACACTCATCATCCTCAATAAAGCCATCCAAAACTTTCGTGCAGTATGTCCGTTCCGACCAACAAATTGATGTGCCGCCAGCACTGGCACCCGCAGTTGTGATCCCAAAAAGTAGCGGCTGGCTGCGCGTCCGTCCTCCGTATCGCAAAATGGACCAAATTTTGCGGTTGGTATACTCGTGGATTTCATCCAGGATCGCAAAGCTGACCAGTGCCCCGTCCTCTTGCGCAGAGTCCCTCGACATACAACTGAGGCGAGACAAGTTAGTGGTGTGAAGTGCAATAGGATGATCCTGACCTGATTGCTTGATGAGTGCTTTAAGCTCAGGATGGTTGTTACGCATAGCACAAGCTTCTTCAAAACATTTACGGGCTTGCTTGCCCGTATTTGCAGTGCAGAAACAGCGGGCAGATATTTCTCCATCTGCTACAAGATGGTAATTACAGAGGGCAGCGCCGAGCGCAGTTTTTCCATTTTTCTTGGCAATCTCGCAATACGACCAACGAAAGCGTCGACTGTTATCTTTGAGCCGTTTCCAGCCATACAGGATATAGATCAGAGCGTGCTGCCACGGGAGCAGGCACAGGGGCTCGGTGCGCTCAGATGGAATGCAAAACCCTTGAATGAACTCGATGACGAAATCACCCGCTGCCGGGTCGAAGTACAATCCACGATCTTTGCCCGTCTCTAAGTCTCTGCGATGACGTTGGAATGCTTTGACAATCCACGGGCCAGCGGCAATGTGGTTATTCAGTACGTCGTCGATGTATTGCTCTGCGATGGTGCTCATGTAAGAGGGGTCTGTAGTTCAAATACTGCTTAACAAATAAAAAGCCCCGGATTTTTGGTCCGGGGCTTCTACAAATACGAGTTGTGGTTCGCTTTAGCTGGAAGTCGTCAAAAGCTGGACGGCCTCTTGCAGAATGCAGCGTTGATCGGTTCGGCGGTATCCGAGCACGATTGTCTGCCCATTGACAGCGGCGGGTTGGTCGAGCACCTTGACACGGATGTTCGAATCGCCACGGTCGCCGATTACCCAACCAGCAGAGAAGTCTCCAAAGAGAACAGCACCGTTGGTTGCAGGTGAAGCGACATAGGTTGGCATCACGGACGAGAACTCAACCGGGAAGCCGAGCAAACGAGCCTGACCATTGGCGTCGTAAGTCACCCACGTCTGGTACTGAGACGCAGCGATTTGCGCCTTGTAGAGGCGGTGGAACTCAGCACGGTTGAACAAAAACGATGCACCAGCGTAGTACTGCTTGTTTAGAGCGGCCACGAGGTCGAGGATGTTGTCGATGTTGAGAGCTTCGGTTGCAAACGTAGTCGCGCCGTTCAGGTAGCCGAGCGGTGCACCAGAGCCATTGCCGTTGATGAATGCGTTCTCTTCATAAACGAAGACAGCGCGGTTCAATTCAGCAGTCACGAACTGTGCGAGAGCCTTCACGTCCTGCATCAATTCCCACGAAACATAAATGCTGTCGCCACCCATGTAGGCGGTCAATGTGGTCGTGTTGAACTGAGGAACGTTGGTCGCGAAAGCGTTCGTGCCTGAATTGTTTGATTCAGACTTCTGAGCAGCCGTAGCCTTTGCAGACTGGTAAGGCAGCTTGAGGTCCATCTCGGTTGTAATCACGCGAGATAGCTTGCGAGCACTGGCCTCGATGATTGCCAAGTTTGGAATGGAAGGATCGGTCTGAGACGGAACAAGGTACGAACCATCTGCGGCTGTTCCGCCTTCGCCAAGGGCAGCCATGTCAAACTTGCCAGTACGCAGGTTGTGACCATGGCCGTTCTTGTCGGAGAATTGATTCCAGAATGCTTCTGCGTACTCAGACGTGACTTCGGTCTTGATGCGGGATGCCCCGAGAGCGTAAAACTTGCTCGTGCCCTTATTAGCGGGAACGAGAACTTCTTGCTGCGGGACGCCGACTTCGCAACGACCCTTGGCAATCGCATCAAAACGGGCGATGTTGACATTGATCGAGTCGAGTTCCTTTGTAAGGTTGCTATACGTTGCTTCTTCAGTGTCAGTTAGAGGAGCCTTGGCTTCGGTTGCCTTGGCCAACATAGTTTCTTGCTGGGCGAGGATTTCCTTTTTGCGAGCGTTCAAAATCTTTGAGTCCATAAAAATTTCCTTATGATTGGTGTTGCCTCAAGGAGTTCAGCGGAACTTAGGAAGGCACACGGCTGGGGAATCGGACTCGATGGAGCCGACACTCTAGCTTCTGGATAAGGGTTGAGTAGCCCTAATTAGGGCGAGCCATCTCTACTTCTGACGTAGGCTTTCTTCGCAGGAACTTTTCGAGAGGTGATTCCTTCGGCTTCTCAACTACAACGCGGCTACGGTCGGCGGGATTCATCGCAAACTTTGAGCCGAGGGTAATCATCAAACTCATCTCGCTAGATTTCAGTTGCTCATTCTTGTAGAGCTTAGTTGCTAGTCGTACCATTAAAGCAAATTGTAAACGGTCAGATTCAAATATGACGCCAGGGAGAGCTTGCTTGGCGAGTTCCTTCCAAACTTTCTTTTCGTCTTTGGTCAGCCACTTTGGAGGTTTGCCCAGCGGACGATCAGTTATTGGTTCATTAGGACGCTTACGGCTGGGATTTTGTATGAATGCGCCGCTGGCGTCGAGTATTGCGGTTGGTGTTTTGTTTCTGCCCATTACATCTCCGTCTGAATTCCATGCTTAGGATTTCGGCGAGCGGGAACTTCCACGCCTATGCGACGTGCGCGCCGAGCACACTTGGGACAAGGCACCGACTTTGTGTCAACAGGCACAATTCTGTCGTGACGATGACCTTGTGAACATTGGAACGAATAAATTGGCATAGGCTCCCAAACTCTAATAGTGACTCTATGCGTAAAAAAGATGCGCATCGGGCTTTCTAAGTCCATTGTTTTAAGATGTTTACCCCACACGGGTATTCCGCATGGCGACCACCACCGCCACTCGGGTCGCGCGTAAGCTACGCAGAACATTGCACTTCTGCTTTGAATCGCTCTCTGAGCCTTTGAAGGCAAACGTCCTCTGGCGTGTCCATAGCAATGAGGTTCGCTCCGGCGTCAGTGAGCATCTTCACGATGACAGCCTTGGGATTCGCGACGATGATCCATACATGATGAGTGCTGTACGCTGTGGACTCTATGAAGGCGTCTCTCTTCGCGAGCACGCTTCCTACAGCATTGGGTAGCCCTTCGTGCAAGGGAAGCCCGGTGATCTCCTGCATGACGACGTCGTAGTCCCAGACAAGATCATCTGGCTTCTTGTTGTTGGCGACGAATGTAGTCTTGCCGCTTCCTGCTGGTCCGCATACAACAGTCGTGTTAGAGCGGTTGGTTAGTATTTCTAATCGTGTTCCCTTGCGTCCTGTCCAACCACACTCAAGAGCGGTCTTACTGCTATGGCATGCGTGACAAAGTCCTTGGCAGCGATCGGGATTGTAGAATTCTTCCAGTCCGAAGTTATCTATGACGAGTCGTGCTGAGAGTATGTGGTCTGCTTCTGTCGCTGCCCGGTGTCCGCAAGAGACGCATAAAATGTCTCGCCGTAGAACCTTTGTGCGCGTGGCAGTCCAACGATGGCAACGATACAGTTTGCGAACAGGATCGTCCTTGCGATAGTGATCGTATAAACGGCTGCTTTCAGCTGCGTTGTTGTTCGTCTGATGCTTTGCGCAGTAAGGCGTTCCGTTTATTGCTCGCGATGAGCAGTCTCTACACAAACCTGTGGGTGATGACGGCATATCTAAAGTTGTATCCTCTGATGCAGTGAATAAATTTCTTGCACATTGGGAATCTGCGTCTGGACGACTGCGCCCTGACAATGATGGCTATACTGACTTGTAGCGACCCAGTCCCAATCTGTGAGTGGAACTTCGACAAACTTAATTCCCGCTTTAGCAAGCGTGTCCCCGACCCAACGGTCTTCTGCCCAATCAGAGTTTAACGGTGCGGCTGAAAGTATCTTGATTGCCTTTTGAGAGACCCAATAGCAGCCGCCACTGGCATAGGGGTATTTCCAAGTTCCTGGGGGATAGTTGGGAATCTTGAGTTCACGATGTCCACAATCATTTGGATAGATTCGGATTCCTGCATAATCGGCGTTGGGAATAACAAGTTTCTGTATTTGGATATAGCAGTCGTCATCAACCTTGAGCATTCCTCTGTATTCTCGGCTCGCTGCCCATTCAAGAATTGCCTTTGATTTCTTTGGCAGCGAAGCATAATCATCCGAGACGCCTAAGCGTGTGCCGTCAAAAAACTGGACATCGAAACCAGCTTCTCTGGCAAGCGGAACCCAAGTATCTTCTAATGTTTTTCTGCGAGCAGCGAATTTTGGACACGTGACGATAGCAATGAGAATGTTTTCTCCTCTTTTCAGATACTTGCGTTTTAGCTCTTCATACAGACATGAGTTTGGATACTTGGCATCGGGATCTTGCTTATTGAGCCGCCACATTTCGTGACACAGATGAATTGCGTATGAGTCGTGGTGAATCGGGACTCGGATTGGGTCAATGACTCTTTTCCAGTCAGGCCAGTCGAGGGGATGAAAAACTTGACCAGTCCCGAACTCAATTTGAGGAAAATACTTTGTCGCTTCCTCAACTAGCAGTGGACCTATTTCAGTCCATTTCAGCTTGCTCCAATCTTTCTTTTTGCACTCGGCAATACACCATTCCATTACGGCTGCATGGGGCGGGCACTTGAAAGGATTGCAGCGGTGAACGTATTCTTCCACGAAGTCAAAAGGCCTGAGGCAAATCGTGTCAAGGTCAACCCACCAGCCGCCTTTCTTGAAAATCAAGTTGTACCGAAACCAATCCGCAAAGTTGGCTAAATGGGGAAACTTCTCGACATCGGATTCGGGAACTATTTCGCTCGCATCCTTTATGATGGTGTTTTCTGGGACGCCCGTGATTGGGTGATAACAATACAGATGAAACTCATGCCCATTCGCCAGGAAAGAACGGATACAAAGTTGCTCCATCGTGCTCAGTCGAGGGCCAATCCACAGACTCTGAATGATTTTGTTTTCTTCTCTCATGCTTCCACGATCCACCTGCCTTTCACCAACGATTCAAAGGTGTGTGGTGAAATTGCTAGAAGTTCTTCAAACAACAAATGAGGGTTGTCTTCGTCTTCCACAACGAAAGTAGAATTGGCCATGACTTCTCGCTTGTCAGGATTGGGTAAATTCAGCGGCCAAAAAGTGAAGGGACGCTTAACGACGTATCGTTTGCTCATGTTATGACTCCCTGTAGTTGGCTCTGATAGTTCAAATA